TTCCTGTTGAGGTTCCCGTTCTTATTCAGGTTCCCGTTCCTGTTGAGGTTCCCGTTCCTGTTGAGGTTCCCGTTCCTGTTGAGGTTCCCGTTCCTGTTGAGGTTCGCGTTCCTATTGGTACTTTCGGTGTTGAAATTACTCACGATGACTTCCCGTTTATTGTGTAACTGAATTGGTTCTCGAATATTCAATCCTTTGAGTCTACGCCCTATAGCATTTTTCAATTCCGAAATAGTTTTATCAACCTCTGATAACCCAGTCTTTCTCGCGATTCGTTTTATTTCCGTAGATTTCACTGACGAACTAAATAATAATTCATAATCCCTTTGGGTGAGAGGAGATTTACTATCCAGCATATACTTTTTATCGCGACTGAGGACGAGGGGTGGCAGAGGTAGCTTGTCGTCTTTCGCATCTATACTCAGTTGGCATAACTTTGCCCTGGGTATCTTCACACTCTGACCTGTGTGAAGTTTTATAAAGTTTCTTATATTCTCTGTGTCAATATCGGGGTCACACGCATCCATATTGTTATAATCTCATAAAAAAATATAACATGTGGGGTGGTGTTAAGTATTCATGCCCATTATAAACAGACGAAGTTTATGTTCATAAGGCATCGTAAAGTTATATATATCTATATCATTCGTATCTATTTCCTTGACTGTACCTAATTTCATAATATTAGTATCAGGTAATTTCAGGGCTGTCGTAGTAATTGCTTGTATAAACTGTTTCAGATTTGTAATCTTTTCAAAAAATATCTCCTTCAACTTTAATTTTATACAAAATATCTTGTCAGCTTTCTTGTCTAAAAAGGGAGTCACCGGAATTAACTCTCTCGTACATCCATCCATATAAAACATGTCCATGTGTTTAACAGGTGGAAATAACAGGGGTATAGCTATACTCATGCACACCGCGTCGACGACTTTCATGTCCGGGTGGGAGTCAACTGAAAAGTATTCTGTTCTACATCTATTGAGACAGTACGAAGATATATACACCTTTTTTTGTAGTTCAGAGAATGTGGGGTCACATCCATAGCATTTAACGAGTATTTCACGAACAGGTTTCATGTCTATGAGGCCATAATTTTTAACGAGGCATTTAATTTTAAACTTTGTCAGATTTTCGAAATCTACAGATAAAAGTCTATCGAGAATCTCAGGTAATGGTATATCTAAAGCTAAAGCTACTCCTATTACAGCTCCTGCTGAAGAGCCCGAAATTTCTTTTATATTTTTCAACTCTTTTTCATACTTCGTTATACAACCTATGAGCGAAAATATCCCCATGGATGCTGGACCCAATACGAGGTATTCCATTTAATAAAACTGAGGAAATTGCTTTCGTAAAAGAGCGAACACGACGGCGTAGACGACAGTGTGTGCGATGACAGCCGACTGACTGGTCTCCCCTGACGTAAACACACCACCCTTACCCGGAGGGAGGGTGAGGAGCATACCCGGGCTGAGAGTCATGAAAAGGATCGTCGTCACGAGAAGATCTGTCTTGGTCAACACGATACCCATAGCCCTGGCGACGATAGAGTACACGAGGAAAAACACGAGACCGTGGAAAAACACGGACATACGATCCGTGCTCATGTTTTTAAAGGAAAGTTTAGTTCCATCCGTTTTCAGAAACATACCCGGGCTGAGCACAAGAAAAAGAGCGGAGGGGACGGCAACTTTCGGAGACGTAATCATTTATTCTATTGCAACATTATTATCACGCGACTAGTATGATATCTTCGCAAAAGCAAACAAAGTTTCCAAACGCGGCACCTCTCATCATCTCCTCGTGAAGACCGTTGGCATTCACGATTCGCCTGACGTTTTGCCACACGTGGAAGAGTCGTGGGTTCTCCACCCTGGTCTCGATGGGGTCATGCTCCGTGTAACAAAATCGTGAAAAGTCATTCAGAGTCCCCTGGTGCGTAATGTGCGCGTCGTAAAACAGTGTGCGCATTGTGTTCCACATCATGCGAAGAACGTCATCGTATTGCAATTCCCAATCTTCGAATGATAGCGGAGTCGTGTCCTGGTCATCGTCGTCGCTCATGTACGCCTCGGTCCCAACCGTGGCTTCCCATACGTACTGATTCCAAACCATTATTTCTTGAGTCCAGTGAGTGAAAGGGTAGAGGATTCCTTGGTTGGTAGATTCTCGAGTATAACCTTTAATGCAGTTTCCGTCTGCTCTTCGTTACCGTCGAAGAATCGAATGAGACCCTCCTTCACTGAGGCTTTATTAAGGCCACCCTTCCTGACACTTTTCTTCACAGAGATTTTACCCTTCTTGAGATTGATGACGTCGAGGCCGTTGTCGATCATCATTTTTTTGATTCGTGACTTAAGTGCCTTTTCTGCGTCTGTGAGTATTTTAATATCCGCTCGAGCTTCTGTAATCTGCTTGTTGAGTTCAACCAGTTTAGAGACGCTGTTCGTGAGATCTTCACTCGACATTATATGTATATAAAGAGTGTTTACCTTTAAGTTGTTTATATAAGGGGGCGCTGCATTAAATCAGGGGCGATTGTGGAGTTGTTCCACATGAACGGTTCTTTAGGATTGGGAGGCTCGGCGCGGATCTGCTGATTGGCGTTACGAAGGGTGCCGCCGATACTCTCTGGGAAACCAATCTGGCTGCGGGGCTCGAGAAAGTTCTGACCCGCGAGAATATCCTCGGGGGCAAACTGACCGAAATCCTCCTGGGATGCAACCTCACGGGGAAGAAGAGAGGAGGCGAGACCAGTACCAGCCTTCATCTCACACTGGGAAACGTCGGCTCCCACGGGGGATGGACCCGCCGTACCTGTGGGGGCGTACATACTCTCGTGGACGGAGTACATAGACTTTCGCTTACCGGGCTGACAGAGCATGTAAATCACGACGACCACCGCGAGAGCAATAGCAACCTGGCGCGCGGAAATCTTTTTGAACATATTCATCTTTATATACTATGTATAATTTTTTTTTACTCGTCATCCTCAAACATATAATCCGCTGGATAAGTCTCATCGAACTTTTCCTCCGGAGGAGGGTGTACCTTGACCTGGACAATATTCCAGCTGGGGCCAAACGCCTTTTTAGCAAACCACAACCCAGAAAACTCTAGGATGATCGAACAGGTGTCACCTGGCTTGATGGTATCAAACCCAATCTGAACCTTATCGGAATTGAAGACTTTCGTTTCTGGGATATACTCTGCTGAAATAGTATCTTCCCTGGTGTACGCCGAACGAAGCGTCTTCTCGGCGAGATTTTTACCAAACCACTCCTTACTATTCTCTATGGCGCTCTGAATGTTCATTTCATGGACAGCATCAATCTTTTCAGAGTTGGTTTCAAACACGAGATCGTCCGTCACTTCCGTGATGGTGACATCATTCACTTGAATAAAATACTTCTTGCGATCATCGGTGAAAACGCGAACATGGTACATGCCATCATCCCCCTTGGTAAGATTGTCATAAATCATCTTGTATACAGTACTTACGTGTTAATTCTTTAAACCAACAAATGGTATATTAGCAGCTCGTTTGAGTAATGGTTTAGGAACCCAACCATCTCTTCGTGGCCTGAAACCATAAAGCGTTTCCTGTGTATTCACGGTGTTCGGAAAAGACTGCTCTGCCGTGGGTCTCATTTCAAATTCATTTTTAATGTACTCTTCTGAATTATTCTTCTTCCACGATAATGAATCCATATTAAATCGTTGATTCCCCGAAGACTTTTCAAATCCATTGATCTTCGTGTTGGGTAACACTGGATTAACACCAACGACAATTTGTTTAGATAATCGTACTTTGGATGGTTTAGTCGTAAAGTTTGCATATTTATGAGGGTCTATACGAGCAGCCCTCTTCAAGCTGGGATTTTTAGATTTAAGAACTCTCTTCTTACCTACTGATATTTTCGGTTGGACTTTTGTGAATATCTTATCGATGGTATCATTTGAAGTTACACGAACTTTAAACAGTTTGGCGAGTTTCAAGAGACGTTGGCGGTCCTTTTCTTTCTTCTCTGGTCTGAGTTTAAGTTTATGCATCAAATAAATATCTTCGATTAAAAACTCCTTACTAGCGACGATGATGTTATTATTCAGTTTCACCCGACCAGTTTCCGTGTCTCTGTAGCTGACTCCTCTCCTGGACACACTCTTTACCACCCCGTATCCAAACTCTTTAGGTCTCATGAAAGGTATGTCGAGTATACCACCTACGGAAAAGTCTTCTATCTTTCCCGTGGCTATGGAAAAGTATCGTAGTTTTAAATCTAGAGCGAATAATTCAACATCTATGAATATATCACCCACCGAGGGTTTTTTATCGTTACTTGATTTTTTCTTTTTTAACAATGTGTACCTTCTGGTGACGTAAGGTCCACTTTTCTTGAACCCCACCCCTAAAAACTTGAATATAGGATGTGACCTCGAAAGTATTCTTTTCTTCACCCTCTTGTTGAGTTTCTTGGCAATCTGCCCCAATTTATCCCACAAAATAAGTTTCACCGCTTGAAGTTTACCAAAATACTTTCTATCACTCGCCATTCTGGGAACAAATTTGGCATCGATATCACTCGTGATGATACGATCCTTGTAATCCATGTACATGTTGAACGCTTCCCCACCACTCACGATGAGGTCCCCCATGTTTTTCAAAAATACCGTGAGCTCTCCGATAGTGTCCAGTATAATATCTCGTATCGAATCGGTGACTAGAACATATACCAACTTTTCAAATTGTTCGTTTGGATGCTGCCGGTGTACACGGTTTCTAAACCTTTTCACATCATTCTTCTGAAAATATTTCTTCAAAAGTGGGTCCCTGAAAAAAAAGTGGGATTCAAGAAACCTGTTTATCACAGGTTTTGAATAACTTTTTTCATCCATTTATATATGTATATAATATTATCTTGTCGCGTCATTTATTTACAAATTAAAAACTAGGTTTCATATAATGAACATTCCACCGAGTGTCATACGCGCTGTGCAAAACAAAGACATCCCACAATCCCAGAAGCTGTTAGCCTTCATGATGTTCATGCCCAGTGTAAAAGCTGAAGATGCATACAATGATGCGTACATGTACAACACAGAGATTGGTGTGCAGATACAACATCTCATCGACGAAAAGAAGATTACACTCGGTAAGTTTGACGAGAATTTTAAACTTGCCATCTTATAATATGAATTGTGACGTGTGTAGGTGTTACGCCGATGAAACATTCGGGGATCCGAGACGGGATCAGGCCTGTGGAATGAAACACGGGGGGTACATCGTCCCGTGCGAAAAAGGGTGCTGTCACGGTGGGTGCCCTGGACAAAACCCAGATACCCCACCCGCTGAGCCCTACGGGTTTGGTAAAATGCAAGACATGCGAATATACATAAGAGCCATACTGAGTATATTCGCTCTATCGTTCATACTACTATACTTAAAGATATGGGGCCTATAGAAGGTATAATGTCTACCGAAACTATTCTTTCCGAACTCGCTGCCATCCAGAAGGAGCTCAAGGCGCTCAGCAAGATTGTCCGAAAGATTAAGGCTACCCAAGATGATCCCACTGGTGAGAAGTCTGCCAGCCGCGCGAAGAACAATGGGTTCAACCGTGAGCAGAAGATTTCTGAAAAGCTTCGTGAGTTCCTCGGTCTCCCGGAGGGACAGTTGGTCTCCCGCAGTTCGGTCACGCGTGCCATCAACAAGTACGTGAAGGACAACGGGCTCAAGCACCCAGACAACGGTCGAGTGCTCGTGCTCGACAAGAAGCTTCGCGACCTCCTCGAGCCTCCCGCGGATGTCCAGGTGACTTTCCTCAATCTTCAGAAGTACCTCAGCCCCCATTACACGAAGGTTGATGCTTAAAAAATAAAATACTATTATATAAAAATGATTATCGATAGGGCATCTCTCGAAAACCTTGTTGGTACAAAGATATCTGATATAGATTTGTACCAAAAAGCATTTACACACAAATCAGCAATCAAAGAAAATGAAAACTTGAAGGGGTCTTTCGAAACGTTAGAGTTTATAGGTGATTCTGTACTAGGGTTTGTCATCACAAAGTTCCTGTATGACAAATTTGAAAATAGACAGGAGGGTTTTTTGACCAAAGCTCGCACGAAACTCGTGAGAGGGGAAACGCTCGCATGCATAGCCTCAAAACTTGAATTGTATAAGTGGGTCCAGATGGATGAGAAAGGTATGCGTAACGAATGGAACCGTAATCCAAAGATTTTAGAGGATGCATTTGAAGCCCTTGTGGGTGCCATATATATGGATTTGGGACTCCTTCACGCCAAAGAGTTTATTTTACGCATATACAATGACCCAACCTTCGTGAATCTTGATTCTATCATGGTGGATGATAACTTCAAGGATCATCTCATGCGTTATTGTCAGTCCAACAGACTCAGTTTACCAGTGTACTCCATATTGAGACATGAGGGTGGTATGTTTTACATTGCCGCGTTCGTCGATAACGTCTGTGTGGGCCAAGGGTATGCAAAAAATAAAAAATTAGCAGAACAATACGCTGCGAAAGCATTCTTCTATCCACCAGTAATACCAATGAGCTTAAACACACCGGGGGTACAATATTAAATGCATGAAGGTGTAAAGAAACTCATCGAGCGTGAATACGCTGCACAGCGTTCACAAGAATGGCTCGAACTCCGTGGAAACATGCTGACTGCCAGTGACGTAGCTTCCGCCATAGGTGAGAATAAATATGAATCGCCCAACGCACTCTTGTTAAAAAAGTGTGGGTACAACAAGTTTACTGGTAACGCGGCGACGGAACATGGAAATAAATACGAGGATGAGGCACGTGTTCTTTATGAACAAAGATATAATGAAGTTGTTCATGAGATTGGATTGTGCCCTCATCCC